TGACCTTCAACGAGATTAGACAGAACCCTATCATTAAGTATCCAGAGGATTACCTGTTGTCGGTTGTGCGTTTCAGTATCGAGACCCCTACCCTTCCTATTTTTATTCCGCAAGTATTACTTGGACAATCGAACCCGAATAAATTGATTTATGCGTGGGGTATGAGTGTGACGGACTACTCGGGTGTCGCACCCGTGACGGATTATTTGGCGGCACAAGAGAACTGGATTTATATACCAGATGACCTTACAATCGACCCTCCTTCTGGTGCTTTGACATTTCAGGATTTAACTACGGAATATTACTATGTAAATGAGTTTTCGCTGGTGCTTCAATATGCGAATAATGCTTTGAAGGCGGCGTTTGATAATTTCAACGCCCAGTTAGTAGCGGCGGGTAAGTCGGCGTTAGGCACTACCGCAGGAACACCAGCGAACATCTCACAGAACTATTGTCCGCAGATGTTTTATGACCCGAATGGCGAGTTATTTTCGTTGAGTTTTCCGCTTTGTCCCCCAGCATTAGCAGGGAACGCACCCCCTTACAATTACGATACATATGACCAGAACCTCGCACTTACCGCTGGTTTTACTGGGCGTGTGATTAAGTTGTATATGAATACCCCCCTATCAAATCTGCTGAACTCGTTTCCAACGGTGTTTCAAGGCAACGACCAGTTTCAATTAACGACAGGAACAGAGGATATGTTGGTGGTGTATAACAACCAGTTTCAAAATACGAATGGAGGTAGCAGACCGTCTTATCCTCTTACACCAGTCGCATCAACCGTATCGGCAATACCGCAGATTTTACTTCCACAAGAGCATTCAACAACGATTTTATTTTCGCCCATATCCTCACTCGTGTTTTCGACATCACTTCTTCCAGTTCAAAACACCCTATTATCAAAACCAGCGATTTTCAATTTTTATGATGGTGTGACGAGTAGCAATTTGCGTTCATCGGGCAATAACAACGTGACAGCACCAGTTTTGACTGATTTTGAATTACAGGGTGCGACAGGCACGAGTTCGCAGACGAGGATTACATATACCCCGACAGCGGAGTATCGTATGTTGGATTTGCGTGGAACGACCCCTGTGAATGCGGTGGAGGTTTCGGTGTTTTGGAAGGACAAATATAGTGGATTACATAGGTTCAATCTGGCGGCGGGGTGTGCGGCGTCCATTAAAATCTTGTTTAGAAGGAAGGACTTCTATAACGCAACAATTGATTAAATCTCTCGGCGAATAATATTACAACTGAAATTATATATAAAAACAAAGTTATACTATTATTCATAAAACCGATTAAAATGAGTTCAGCAGATTTTCGCAAAGTGCTCGTGGAGGATGCTCGTATGAGGGTGACAGACAGTCTCCCCTTTGGTGTTGTAAAATCAGGGCAGAATGTTACCACCCAGATTTATCCTGCTACTTCGGCAAGTGCTTCTTCGCAGACTTTTTCTATCCAGACCCCGAGTGAAGTTACGCTTCTCGACCGAAATATTGTTTGGCAATCTACTTATGAACTTGAAATTAGAGGCACTCCCGCCGCTGGTGAGTTTTTGGTTGATTTGGGTAATCGTGATGCTCTTGCTCCCCTTCCCCTTCATATGTCCGCCACTACCCTTCAAGTTCAGGTGAATAACAACAGCGTTTCGGTGAATATTCGTGATGTTTTGCCCCAGTTGCTTCGTATGTATGGTGATGACCGTGCTCTTTCTCGTTGGAACGGTATTGCTCCTCTTGCTCCTGATACTTACCGTAGTTATGAAGACCAGTTGGGGGCAAACAACAACAGCAACGGTTCTTGGGCACAGACCGCCGATAACTCTCTTGTGTCTCGTGGCACTTACAGTATCGACAGTTTGGAGCAGACCCAACCTGTTATTGGTGCTAACTTGAAAAATCAACAGACTATCGGTGATGGAACTCTTCGTGTTGTGCGTCTTCGTTTCACTTCTCTCGAACCCCTGTTTTTGTCTCCCTTTCACTTCGCCAATCTCTCGGCAAACCAGATGGCACTCTACGGTGTGAGCAACTTGAACTTCATTTTCAACATATCCGCACAGGCATCCCGTTTGTGGCGTTGCGGTGCGAGTGAGGCGGCGATTGCTAACTATTCCGTTTCGATTGTTAATGTGACGGGTGCTCGACTAATTTTCCAGATGCTCACTCCCCATCCTTCCCAGATTTTGCCCTCGAAAAATGTGGTGGATTATGTTGATTTCCCGCGTTATTTGACTACCTTTAATACGAACATCGGTGCTGCCGCGGTGAGTGCTACGAATGAGTTAGTTCCCACTACACTCCCTTTTTCAAGCAACAACATTCAGTTAAATCAAGTCCCCGATATGTTGGTGATTTGTGCGAGAAAACCGATGTCCCAGCAGACGAACCGTGATGCGGATTGTTTCTACCCCATTACTGGTATTTCTATTAACTGGAACAACCAGTCAGGTCTGTTGGCGAACGCTACACAGGATACTTTGTATCGTATGTCTGCGAAAACCACGAACCAGACTTGGCAGGAGTTTCGAGGGTATGCTAATAAATACCTGCCTCCCGTTGGTGGTCTTTATGATACTCGTCTTCAACAAGTCCTTACTTCGGGGTCTATTCTTGCTTTGCGTTTTGGACAGGATATCCCTATTGTAGAGGAGTTTTACGCGGCAGGGTCGCTGGGTAGTTTCAATTTACAGTTCAACGTTACGATACAGAATTACACTCTTGCTGCCCAACCTGTCGAACTGGTTTTGATGTGCGTGAATAGTGGTTTGTTTATCACATCGCAGGGTGTCAGTTCTACTTACACGGGTATCCTCACGAAGAGTGATGTTCTCGCCGCGAGTGAGATGAAACCCGTGAGTGAGCGTCATTTGCGTTTGGTTGGTGGTGTTGAGAGTTCCGCCGTCACTTCGGTTGCTGATGTCGCCCCGAAGGCACAGGAGGCAATTCTGGACGCAGTTTCCGCGGCAAAGGGGGCACTCGGTAAAGGTCAGGATGGTATTGGTGGTCGTGATGGTATTGGTGGTCGTATGAAACTTGCTTCCCGATGCTAAATGTCGAGAGATAATTACGAAATAGCGATAAAATTAGTATAAGACATAAAAACAATTGTTATACTAATTTATAAACGGAAAATGGATACGGCATATAACCGACGGATTGCTTCGATTAATGATGCGATAATGGAAAGGGCGGCGAGACACGCTCCCGCCAATTTTGTAGGTAGGGGGTATGGAAGCGACAGCGGAATTGATACTCAATACAACGATGTTATGAGGGGTGCGGCGAACCATCCCCGAGCACTTTCACAGGCGGAAAAGGAGTATCGTATGGAGGGAGAGGCGAAAGCGTTTGGTGGAAGTTTTATGGATGATTTGGGTCAGGCGTTTCGTTATACCCCGATAGGGATGGTTGCTGATGCGGCACAAGGGCGGGATACGGTTTTGAGTGGGCGAGGACAACTAACAATCACTCACGGAGGGGCGGGGTATGGTGGTGCGTCGGCGACTGATGTGGGTGTCACGATGCCTTTTCGAGAAGTGCCCTATGCTGGTGTGATAGATAAGGCGATGTCTGCTCGTGGGTCTGGAAAACCGAAGTTTCCTTTGGAAACGAAAGTTCAGGTGGGTAATATGGATGGTAGTGGAAAACCGCAGGTGGAGGCGGCGTGGTATGAGAACTTCGATGATTTTAAGAGTGGGCGAAACCGTATGAAAGACAGTAAGAAGGTGGGTAGGATGACGAAAGACCCTGAACTGTTAGCGTCAGGTGGGCGTGATTTTACGAAAGAAGAGTTGGAGTTTGTTCAAGACCTATTGGGTAAGAGTGGTGCTGGTTTTTATGGTGGAGCGTGGTATAATGACTGGGGTGATTTTACGGAGGCGATTAGTGAGGCGTATGATACGGTGAAGGGTGTTTGGGAGGACTATATCAAACCAGTATTGGATGTGGTTGGCGAACCCCTGAAAGAGGCGTTGATTTCAAGTGGAAACCCGTATGGTGAGGCGGCGGGTGGAGTGTTGGAGTTATTGGGTTATGGTCAAAGTGGAGTGTCTGGTGGAATGTATGGTGCTCCGTCGGGAATGTCGGGTGGAATGTATGGTGCTCCATCGGGTCGTTCGGGTGGTCGTGCTCGTTTGGTGAAGGGTTCTCCCGAGGCAAAGGCATATATGGCGAGTATTCGTGCGAAGCGTGGTTCGAAGGGGGGTAATATGTCGATGGGGATGGGAATGAAGGGTTGTGGTGAGGGTGTGTTTGCGGATGCGAAACCGATTGCCGCTAATTCTCTCGGTTTTTCGCCGAAGTTGGAGGTGGAGCAATTAAACGCGGCGACAGGTTCAACTTCGTATGGGTCGATGCCGACGAGTAATCCAGTAGGGTCAGGTATAGGTGGAAGGAAGAGGAAAATCGTGCCAAAAAACAGTAGAGGGGCATCGTCCGCCCCGACAAAAATGGGCGAGATGGAAGGCGGAATATCT